ACAGTTGCTACTCTTCCTGCACAAACAGTTATCCTAGCTGCTGGTGTTGAAGTTACTGAAGCACTTACTGGTGCTACAGCTTTGACTTTCGACATTGGTACAGGTGCTGATGATGACGAGTTCGTTGTAGCTTATGCAATGGCTGGTAAATCAGTTGGCGATGTTGCTCCGTCAGTTCCTGGCGTAGCTTACATTGGTGCAGAAGATACTCTAGATCTTACAATCGACACATTAACAGGTACAGCTACAGCAGGTAAACTGCGTGTCTGGGCTTTGGTAATGGACGTTGATGGTAAAGGTGCAGCAGAAGTTGCTCGTGATCAAGTGTAACTAAACTAACCTTGGGGGCTGGGTAACTGGCCCCTTTAGGCTATCTGAAGGATTTTTGTAATGGCTACTTACGTTACGTTAGTAAATCAACTACTTACTAGACTAAATGAAGTTACTCTTTCTACAGCAGGAAGTGGTTTTGATGATGTACGTAACGTTCAAGCATTAGCTAAACAAGCTATCAACAACTCCATTAGAAATATCTTACAGACAGGTCAGGAGTGGCCTTTTTTAAAAACTACATATACACAAACACTAACTGCAGGTACGAGACTCTATGATTTCCCTGCAGATTTTGCTACAGTTGACTGGGACACTTTTTATATTAAAGAGTTAGGCTCTGCAAGTAATACTCCCAGTTACTTGCCAACTATTTCTTTTGAAGAATACACACAAAGATACCGTGGATTAGATGACCAAGGAGACTCAGGTTCTGGTATTTCTGCTCCACAAAGAGTTTATCAGACTTACGAAAGTAAGTTTGGAGTAACTCCAGTGCCGAATGATGCTTATCAAATAGAGTATGTATACTGGACATTTCCTGCAGACTTATCAGCTTACGATGATGTATCAGTTATTCCAGAAAGATTTAATCATGTCGTTGTAGATGGTGCAATGATGTACATGATGAGATTTAGATCTAATGATCAAAGTGCTGCAATTCATCAACAAACTTTTCAAGATGGTATTCGTTCTATGAGACGTATTCTTATGGATGATCCATTAGATATTAGATCTACAGTTGTGCAAAGAAATAAATCATTTAGTAACACTATAAGCAGTATTGTCTAATGCCCGAAAATTTAGCTTCCTTTAAAGTATTTGCACAAGGTGGCTTAAACCTTAACAGAGATGTTCTGTCACAGGGTGAGCTACAACCTGGATCTGCAATATCTTTGTTGAACTACGAACCTGCTATCACAGGTGGCTACAGACGTGTAAGTGGTTACAGTAATGACTACGGTACAGTTCCTGGGAATAGTGCAAAGAAGGTTTTAGGTGTTTCAGTCGTAAATGGTATTAATGATGGTATCTTAGCTGCTCGTGAACCTAATATTGGTAGTAACTACCTTTACTATTGGGACAATGCTACAGAGGCTTGGGTTGCAGTAACTACTTCTGGTTCACCTACAATGACAGGTGTAACAAAAGTAAGATTTACAAAGTTTAACTGGGGAACTCCTAAGGTTATTCTAACAGATGGTGTAAATCCTGCTGCTACGTACGATGGTACAACTTATACACAAATAACTGCCACTGAAGCTCCAACAGATCCAAAGTTTGCTGCAGTCTTTAAGAACCACATGTGGTTGGCAGGAGATCCTGCAGAGGATCAGAACTTATACTTCAGTGCACCAAATGATGAAACTAAGTGGTCACCTGCAGATGGTGCAGGAGTTATCAATGTAGGATTTCCTATTGTTGCAATAAAACCATTTCGTGATTCACTATTTATATTTGGTACTAACAATATTAAAAGACTTGTTGGTAACAATATTTCAGACTGGCAGGTACAACACGTAACAGATGACCTTGGTTGTCTAGCTACAGACAGTGTTATTGAAATTGGTGGTGACCTAATCTTTTTATCACAAGATGGTCTACGTCCTATTTCTGGTACAGACAAAATTGGTGACGTTCAACTTGAAACGTTAACTAAAAACATTCAGTCTTTTATGTCTGACGTTGTTTTGACCAATGACCTTGATGCAGTATCCTCTGTTATCATTAGAAATAAATCTCAGTTTAGATTATTTTATAGTACAGAAAGTGGTGCTGCCTTACTTGGAGGTTTACGTCTAGGTCAACAAGGTGGCATTGCTTTTGAGTTTGGTCAGATGCTTGGTATTGAAGCTACCTGTGCAGATAGTGGATATATTGATAAAGAAGAATACGTTATTCATGGAGATACTACAGGAAAAGTATACAGACAAGAATCAGGAAACAGTTTTGGTGGGGCTAACATTGTAAGTTTATATCAAACTCCTTTTCTTCATATGCAAGATCCAGAACAACGTAAGATTATACATACTGTAGCTACTTACCTCAGATCAGAGGGTGACAGTGAAATCATTATGTCAGTTATTTATGACTATGATGACAACACTATTTTAAACCCTACTAACTTTACACTAAGTACTGAGGGTGCTGCAGCCTACTATAACGAAGCTGTGTATGATGACACCTCAACAATTTGGAGTGGTAACCCATCACCAGTTCAAAGGGTAAATGTTTCAGGTTCAGGAAAATCAGTATCATTTAGATACGTTACAAATGACACTAATGCTTCACACAGTATTCAAGGTATTGTTGTGACGTTTGGAGTGGGGGATAGACTTTAAATGGCAGGTTATACAAGACAGAGTGCTGCGGATATTGTTTCTGGTCAGGTTATTAAAGCTGAACCAGTCAACAATGAATTTCAGCAGATACTAGCAGCCTTTAATGAGGCAACAGGACACAAGCACGATGGATCTTCTGCTGAAGGTGCTTACATCCCAACAATCTCAGACACAAACAACTTTAATAAAGTAGTAATTGATACTGCTAATAACAGAATTAACTTCTTTACTAATGTTGGTAGTGCTGCAGTAGAGCAGATAAGGATACAAGATGGAGCTATTGTTCCTGTCACTGATGAAGATATTGATCTGGGTTCTGCGAGTGCTGAGTTTAAAGATCTTTACATTGATGGTGTGGGTTATATCGACACTCTGGCGGTGCATGAAAATGCTACTATTACGGGTAACCTTACCGTTAATGGGAATACTACTCTTGGTAGTGACGATAGTGATACTGTTACAGTAAATGCTGATGTTGCCTCAGACCTTATTCCTTCTGCAGATGGCACATATGATCTAGGTTCTTCTACTTCAGAGTGGCAAGACCTATACATTGATGGTACAGCAAACATTGACAGCCTTGTAGCTGACACAGCAGACATTAATGGTGGTACGATTGATGATACTACTATTGGTGCTACTACTCCTGCTGCTGCTGATTTCACCACAATGGATACAACAGGTAATGCTAGTGTTGGTGGTACGTTTGGAGTAACAGGTAATACAACACTGTCTGGAACACTAGCAGTCACAGGCTCTTCTACATTCTCAGATACAGTCACTGTTCCAGGTCTTATAGCCACAGGAACTTCTACACTTTCTACGGTAGACATCAATGCAGGTAATATTGACAATACTGTTATTGGTGCCACTACTCCTGTTGCAGGTAGTTTTACTACACTTAGTACGACAGGACAGGGTACTTTTGCTACAGTCGATATCAATGGGGGTACTGTTGACGGTGTTACTATTGGCGGTACTACACCAGGTCTTATAACAGGTACAACAATTACAGCCAACACAGGCTTCACAGGTGACCTAACAGGAAATGTTACAGGTAACGTGACAGGCAATGTCACTGGTAACATTACTGGTGACGTTACAGGAGATGTCACAGGGGATCTAACGGGGAACGTTACAGGAAATGTAACAGGGGATGTTACTGGTGATTTAACAGGTAATGTCACAGGTAATGTCACAGGCAATGTAACTGGTGATTTAATTGGTAATGTAATTTCAGTAGGTACTTCTACTTTCTGTGATATCAACATGTCTGGTACAGCAGGACTTGATATGGGTTCTGCAAAGATTACTTCTCTTGCAACTCCGACTGCTGATTCTGATGCAAGCACAAAAGGCTATGTTGACACACAGATTACAGATCTTATTGGTGGTGCCCCTGGTGCCCTTGATACACTTAATGAACTAGCTGCAGCTATCAATGATGATGCTAATGTTTATACAACTCTTACAACTTGTCTAGGTACTAAACTAGCTACTGCTGGTGGCACAATGACAGGGGATATCACCCTTGGTGCTAACAAAGCTACTTCTACAGCTACCCCTGCAACAAATGACACTCTTACTAATAAGTGTTACGTTGATACACAAAGAGATACCAGAGTTAGTTGCTCTGGTGGTGCAACCATTTCTGGTTTTATCAACATGGCTGGGAACGTTTTTTGCAATGTTCCAAATCCAACAATAGGTGGTCATGCTTCTAACAAAACATATACAGATACACAACGTGATACAAGATTAGCTTGCACAGGTGGAACTTTATCAGGAAATGTAGAAACTACTTGTCCTATTATCTCTTGTTACACACCAACAAATGCATGTGACCTCACTAATAAGTGCTATGTAGATGGTATCTTACAATCAGCTACTGCAGCATGTACCTCTGCTGCCTGTGCACTAGCAAGCCAAACTGCTGCAGCTACATCAGCAACAAACGCAAGTAACTCAGCTTCTGCTGCTGCAACTTCAGAGACAAATGCTGCTGCATCTTATGATGCCTTTGATGACAGATATCTTGGTAATAAGTCCTCAGATCCTTCAGTAGACAACGATGGTAATGCTTTGCTAACTGGTGCATTATACTGGAATACTACAGATAATGCTTTAAAAGTTTACACAGGATCTGTCTGGTCTTCTGCAGCATTTACACTTGGTGATGCTCTTACTCAAATTGCTGAAGACACTACACCACAACTAGGTGGTGCATTAGATGCTAACTCTAACTGCATCTACAATGCAACAAGTGTTTGTGCTACAAACCTTTATGGTGCTTTCAATGGTGACCTAACAGGTAACGTCACAGGTTGTGTTTCTACACTAGGTAACTTCACAACAGACGATTTAACTGAAGGTACTAACCAGTACTACACAACAGGTAGAGTAGATAGCCACCTAACAGGTGGAACAGGTGTTACTTATACATCAGGTACAATAGCTATTGGGCAAGATGTAGGAACATCTAGTAACGTATGCTTTGGATCTGTTTGTGTAGGAACTAGTGAATATCCTACTTGTGCAGGTCATCTTGCAACAAAAGAATACGTTGATACGATTGCTGCTGCAGGTATTCACTACCATACCCCTGTACGTGTAGAAACACCAAGTGCTCTTAATGCTACTTATGCTACTAGTGCTGCTGCGGTGGCTGCAGGTACTCCAGGAGTAGATGCTACACTTACCAATGCAGGTACACAAGCTGCTTTAGTTATTGATGGTGTAACTCTTAGTCTGAATGATCGTGTACTTGTTTACAACCAAAGTAATGGTTTTGAAAATGGTATTTATACAGTAACCAACACTGGTTCTGCAAGCACTAACTGGGTTCTTACTCGTGCTACAGATGCAGATACTTATGGCCCTTCAGATCAAGATGCACTAGGTGAAGGTGATGCATTCTTTGTAAAAGAAGGTGACACAGGTTCAGGTGAACTGTACGTGATGAACACATCAGGTACAATTACATTTGGTACTACTAACATTAGCTTTACTATCGTAGCTGAGACTGCTGTTTATAGTGCAGGTTCAGGCTTGACACAAGATGGCACAACCTTTAACATTGGTGCAGGTACTGGTGTTACAGTAAATGCTAACAATGTTGCCATTGGTCAGGCAGTAGGTACATCTGACACAGTAACCTTTGCAAGAGTATGTGCTCCTGTCACAGGAGATGTAATAGGTAACATTACTGGTAACGTCACTGGTAATGTGACAGGTAATGTCACAGGCAACGTAACTGGATCTTCAGGATCTACAACAGGTAATGCAGCTACAGCAACTGCACTACAAACTGCTAGAAACATAGCACTATCTGGTGACGTTTCTGGTTCAGCATCTTTTGATGGTACGTCTAACATCTCAATTACTGCGACAGTAGCAGATGATAGTCACAATCATACAGTAGCTAATGTTGACGGACTAGCTACATGTTTATCTGGTAAAGCTTCTACAACTTGCACAGGTAACATCGTAACTTGTCTAGGAACTAAAGCTTCTACTTCAGGCCAAACCTTTACAGGTAATATTCAGGCACCAATCGTTTGTGCAACAACATGTTTTGTTGGGGATGGCTCTGCCCTGACAGGAGTATCAGCAGGGGTAAGCCTTGCTAAATCTTATTTCATAGCAACGGCTTAATTACAAGAGGAAATTCAATATGGCTAGTGGAAGAACAAGCTGTACAGTTGGAGCATTAAGAACAGCAGAGGTCTATCACAATAACTCTGGTGGTGCTTCTTCTGTTACACTTTATGCAACATCAACTATAAAAGATTCATGTTTTGATATTAATGTAAATATATCAGATACATGTGTTACACCTGAATCAGAAAGTACTCTTCTGACAGCCTGTGCTTCAAACAGTGTTTGTGGTTGCTTTACCTTTGGTGGTGTTAATCAATTTGAAAACCTAGATGACGGCACCTTTACAGGTATTAGTTGCTTCACTATGAGTAACGGTATTGTTTCTGCCTACTACCCACAGTATCTTTATACAAGGTGTACAGGGACTGTTTGTGGGGATCTTTACACATGTGCATGCACAGGTATTCAACAACCTTTTGAAGGTTATTATCAGGGAGCACCTCTCCCTTGGATAGGTTCTTTAAAAGCTGCAAACACATCTGACTTAATACCTGTTATGAACCACTGCACTACAGGTACTCTTAGGCTTCAGTGCTTTACTTGTTTTGGTGGTGATGTTGAACCAGAAAGAGCACAAGAATTTGCTGCTATAGCAGGTACAGTACAATCATCTAAATGTAACTGTGCTATTCCAGACAGAGACAATTGTTGTGGAAATGTCAGTTGTTATTCTTATCGTCCTTGCTACGGCCAGGTAGGGTCTAGAAATAATATTTGCGGCACAGATCGTTGTAATATGTTTCAACCTATTACTATTGACTATTGGGCATCCCATAGAATAGGTATGTGGATGAATGTTTCAAGTGCATGTACGAATTGTATAGAGCTTTTTTACTTCTGTGTTTCTTGCGAGGATAGACCTGCAGGTTGCTTTACTATTCAAAATGGTTGTATGGATAGTGTTCTTCCAGGTGATTACTGGAACCATTGCTGTGGGCTTTTCAACGGTCATATATGTTTACAAAATGTGCAATCAAGTTCCTATCTGAGTTGTATTTGTAATCAATATGGTGATACTAGCCCTCACAGAGCTAGAATGCAAAGACACATATCTCTAGGCTGTAACACAGGATTCTTTGCAAATGTTTTATGTGGGAATGGTATATGGAGAGCAAGAAAAGGTGAAAATGGACACTGCTTAGAACAATTCTTGTGTTCTTGTTACGCAGGGTGTTGCTCTCGTGCTAAATTTTGTTGGACCCCAGATGGTACTTCACCTCTGAAGTGGATAACTTATAACTGTATTGACCAAAAGAATTATTTCTTATGGTACCATGACAACACAGCTGACTGGAATGGTATTTATTCCCAAGATCAGACTCAAGTAGATAGCCTCGTTGATCACAGTTGTGGTTGTAGTTGTAGCTGTAGTTGCTATCCTGCAGGTGATGAGTATCCTACTACTTTTGCTACAAAAGTGGCAGATGTCCCTGCATGTTGGACATCAACAAATGCTTGTGATACCTTCTTTACAAATGCTCATCAAATTGGGCCTACATGTTTTGTCACACACTTAAATAGGTTTAATTCTGACTGTCACTGCTTTAGACCAGAAAGGTATTATTCTTCAGACTTAAAAACTTGGCAATGTACTTCTTGTGAAGGTTCAGGAAGTTTTGCTATAGACTCGTCAAATTTCTATAGTGGATCATCTACTACTATTTCTAAAGTTTCAAGTGGTTATGGAGATCTGTGTGACAGTGGACAAATTGAAAACTGTGTTTGTGGAGTTCAATTAGAAAGAACAGGAATTGTTACTTCTAACGGAGATAGAATTTATGTTAAAAACTCCTCTGCAACACCTGTTTCAATTAGTGTATGGGGGTACGAAGAGTAATGTCTAGAAGGTTAGTTACGTCTTCTGCAGCAGCAGCAGCAGGAGGAGGAGGTTCTAGTATATGCAGTAACTTATGCGTAGAATCTATTTGCTCTGACTCCTTTTTAAACTGTACCACTGGGTGTAAACTTGCCCAGTGGGAACTTATTGATTCTTGTGATGCTTTTACAATGTCTCTTAGTGTAGAGTTTGACTATACAGCAGATCTTTTTAGTGCCAAGTATGACTTAATTTGTTTCTATATTGCAAACCCTGTTGCAAATACTTGTACCAATACTTGCTTGCACCTAAGGTTTAACGGCACTAATTTAGTGGGGCCAAGTGGGTGTAACTCTACTTGTGCATATTATACTACTTGTGATGCTTGTGCAAATATATGTCATATGTGTACACACACTATGGAGGGTTATAACTGTAGTGGTTCATGTTACTTCAATACTTATTCAGGTGTTCTTTACCCACACTACGGTCCAGCTGGTTCTTCAAATGCAACCAATCAATTCCTTTCTGTAGGTTACGATTTCAGAAAATCAGGTGCAACATACTGGAGAGGTGAAGGTTTAAACAGGGGCTATGTATGCTGTGGATGCCATAGTGCAGGTTGGCAAACTTTGTCTGGAATGTTTATCTGCCAAAACTGTGCTGGATCAAATCCAGGTAGATACCGTTTTTATGGTAGAAAATGTATAGCTATTGAGTAGGAAATAAAATGAGTCAAGTTACAATTTTCTCAAATCGTACTATAGGAAAAGATCCACTTATAATAGACATTGAGGATTCTGACGAGAATCTTGCAGTTATTAGACAACACGAGATAGATAAAGCTACTATATCTAATAGAATAGAACGTGATCGTCTTCTTTCTGAATCAGATTGGACACAAGGTTCTGACAGCCCATTGAGTGATGCAGACAAAGCTTTATGGGCTACTTATAGAACTCAACTAAGAGATATAACATCTCACGATAATTGGCCTGAGCTTGAAGATGCAGACTGGCCCACTAAACCCTCTTGATACTAAGTTGATTTTATAGTATACTAATCACCAGTCCCTTAAATGGGTCTGTAAAGATAATAATAAGAAAGAAGACTCGTGAAGAAACTATTTATGATTGACGGTGGGGCAGGTCGTGCTATTGCAGCTATTCCTGCTCTTATCAAATATGCAAAGAAGAATGATGACTTTGCTATTCTAGTACATGGGTGGGACACACTATACTGGGGTATCCCTGAGCTACAAGACAGAACCTTTAACCCTGAGCAAAAAGGTATCTTTGAGCAAGTAGTTCTGAAAGCAGAAGACATTATATCTCCTGAGCCATATCGAGTACCAGGTTACTTTAAACAAGAAAAGTCATTGGCAGAAGCTTTTGATTATTTGATTAATAAAACAGATGATCATTCTGACCTTATAGCTCCTATCCTTAAAACTTCTAAAGCAGAAGAGATAAATGCTGCAGGTTTAATACTAGATGCTAAGAACCAACAGCAAAAACAAAAGACTATTGTATTACAACCATTTGGCAGGTCTATTCAAAGACATCAAACAGGTGTAATTTTTGATGAATCTTCTCGTTCTTTAGACCCTGATTCTTACTTACGTTTGATTAAAAAACTATCTACTAAGTTTAATCTTGTCTTAATGGCAGAACAACAATTCCACATCCAAGAAGATACCTACACACTAAAACCAAATGCAGATTTAAGAATGTGGACTGCGTTTATTGGTGCATCAGACTACTTTATTGGTGTTGATTCTGTTGGACAACATATGGCAAGAGCACTAGGTATTCCAGGTACTGTTATTGTTGGCTCTACCTTTGCTGTAAACACAACCTACCCAGACTACTTTAACATTATTGAAAAGAAGGATGCTAAGAAATACTCACCTATCCGTATCTCAGGTCTTGAAAGTCACCTAGCTGACAGGGCAAATGATACGTTAATGGACTTTAATGATGAAGAGATTAACAAGATCTATGCAAACATCTTAAAAGATATTGAAAAGAAGGTGAAGTAAAATGAGAGTTTTAGCAATCAACCCAGGTCACAATGGATCTGCTGCTTATGTTGTTGACGGTGATCTTAAATTCTACATTGAAGAGGAACGTCTTTCTCGTAGTAAGTATGATGGTAATCCTTTTGCAGGTATGGCAGAAGCACTGAAGTATGGTGTAGATATTCTTGTTCTTGGTGGAACGTCTGAACAATTTCCACAGCTACCTTGGACAGGTGAAGATCCTTACTCAGGTTTTCTTCGTAAGTTCAACCCAAACTTAAAGGTAATAAATGCAGGTGCTAGTCACCATAAAGGACATGCTGCAGGTGCTTTCTATAACTCAGGTTTTGAAGAAGCAGTAGCTATTGTTGTAGATGGTTCTGGTACTAGGAAAAGTATTAAAGTAAATGATAACTTTTCTAATTCAGGTTTTGAAACAGAATCTATCTGGAACTGTAGTTATGATCTAAATGGTATTGCTGCCCTTTACACTAGGTATGGTGGTAATCATGATACTGTTAGATTAAAAGGAACATCTTTTGAGATGGACAGTTCAATTACTCTTGTTAAAGCTTATGAGGCTGTTTCAGAATATCTTGGATTTGGTTTTATTGAGGCAGGTAAGACAATGGGTCTTGCTCCTTATGGTAAAAAAGATGACAAGATACCAACTTTGTTTGTTGAGGGACGTGGAAGTAAAGATGTATTTAATCCACACTATCCTGCAGGTGCCACCATTGATGATGGTAGGTATCCTTACCTAGAAAGAAAAGAAGACCCTAAGCTTTGGCACAGAGACCCTTCTAAGGTAACAGATGCTGCTAAAAATTTAGCTTGGGCTATTCAAGATTCAACACAAGAGCTTGTTGGTGACCTAATCCAAAAAGCAGTTGACATGACAGACAAGAAAAATGTCGTTATTGCAGGGGGGTATGGACTAAACTGTGTAGCTAACTACTATTACAAGAAACGTTTCCCTGATTTAAATATCTTTGTTGACCCTATTTCACATGATGGTGGAACAGCTATAGGATTAGCAAAGCTGATCTACAATGAAGAAAACCTATGTGAAGATAAAACTAAAAGACCTCTTACCACACTGTACCTTGGGCCTGAACGTAAAGAGAATTACGATCTAGAAGGATACGACACAAAGGATGTTACTCCTGCTGATGTAGCTAAACTGATTGCAGAGAAGAACATTGTTACGTTGTTCCAAGGTAGATCAGAGGCAGGGCCAAGAGCACTAGGTAACCGTTCTATCCTGTATGATCCCACAGATCCTAATGGTAAGGACACAGTGAACAAGGTCAAAGGACGTGAGTGGTTTAGACCATTTGCAGGATCAATGCTCAAGGAATACTTTGAGGAATGGTTTGACACATACGGAATGGAAGAGTCACCATTCATGATGTATGCAATGGACTTTAAGACTGAAAAGCATGGGGAAGTTCCTGCTATTACACACGTAGATGGTACATGCCGTATCCAGACTGTAACCAGAGAGCAGAACGAAGCCTACTACGATCTGATTGAAGAGTTCCGTAAGATCACTGGTGTACCAATCCTGTTTAATACAAGCTTCAACCTAGCAGGTGAACCACTTGTAGAAACACTAGAGGATGCACTGCACACCATGAAGAACTGTGATATTGATTACATGTACCTACCAGAGGTAGGGAAGCTTGTTACGGTAACCTCTGAGCAAACTGAAGAAGATTCTCAAACACCTTAGTCTTCTTTCTTAGTTTCTCCTTAGAGAACTTTTGAAGATCTTTTTCAGTAGCTACCCCATGACCAGTACGTACTAAGATTGGGGTAGCACCAATACGTTCTGCAGCTTTAAGATCTGTCATCTTATCACCTACGTAGAACCCCTTATCTTTAAATCTAATTTTGTTGTTAAATAATTCTTTCTCAGTACGATGGAACATACCAAGATTAGGTTTAGCATAGTAGTCATCTTTCAAAGATGATTCAGAATAAAACAAACCATCAATGGAGTAGATACCTGCATTGCCAAACACTTCCAACATACGTTGATGAATGGCATCCACTTGTGCATGTGTCTGCTCTTTCTTTATAATACCACCTTGGTTAGTCAAAATAACTACTTTGTAGCCTTTTAACCTAAGCATACGGATAGCTTCTAGTGAACCAGGGATAGGCTCCCAGTCATCAGGATCAGTAAGGTAGTGTCCTCTGTCTATATTGATTACACCATCACGGTCTAGACCAACAATAGATTTAGGAAACACAGTAGGCCAATCAGGGGGTAGGTTTTGTTGTTGAACTTGTTGTGGGTTTTGTTCTATAATATGTTTGAATCTAGACATAGCAACTCCTTTTTAACAGGATAATACACATGAAGAAAGTATTTGTCAATGGAGCCTTTGATGTAATACATTCTGGACACCTAGATCTTATTGAATTTGCAGGGATGTTGGGGGGTCATTTACTCGTAGCTATTGACACAGACAGCAAAATAAGGTATAACAAGGGAGCAGATAGACCTTTTAACAATCTGAAAAATCGGAAGCATCTGATGTCAATGTTGAAGCCTGTTAATGCTGTTGTGTCGTTTGATTCGGATGAAGACTTGGCAGCTATTATTAAGAGGTATGAACCTGATGTTATGGTGAAAGGTTCCGATTGGAGGGGGAAGAAGATTGTTGGTGAGGAATACTGTAAAGAGGTAGTATTCTTTGAGAGGACCAATAATGAATCAACAACAAAAACCCTCCAAGATTTTGTTGATAGGAGACGGATGCTATGACGAGTACTGTTATGGTGTCGTAAACAGGCTAAACCCAGAGGCACCAGTACCAGTACTAGATTGGGATACCACTGTTCGTAAGTTAGGAATGGCTGGTAATGTGCTACAAAACTTTCAAGCACTTGGTGTAGATTGTCACTATGACATTCTATATAAAGAAACAAAGAAACGTTACATAGACTCAAAGACTGGTCAACAGATTGTAAGAGTTGATGTACCTCTAATAGAAGAAGAACATGATGAGCATCGGTTACACAACTTTAGTGATTACGATGCTGTCGTTATCTCTGATTACAATAAAGGTTATGTCTCTACTTTTGCCATTCAAAGCATTTTAGAGAGTTACAACGGTCCAGTATTTATTGATACAAAGAAGCAAGACTTGAAGCTATTCAGCAAAGCTTTTGTAAAAATAAATCAGTACGAGTATGAGAATAGAATATCTGATGCAGACAACATGATTGTTACGTTTGGGTCAGAAAAAGTCGTCTACAAGGAAAAGTTATACTTACCACCAAAAGTAGATGCACATGATGTTTGTGGAGCAGGAGACACCTTTTTAGCAGCTCTGGTGTACAACTACCTACAAACAGACAGTATAGAAAAAGCTATTAAGTTTGCTATGAAAGCTGCTGCGGTAACTGTTCAACATGTCGGTGTGTATGCACCTCGTTTAGAGGAGATACAACATGCGGCTTAATGGACATGTTAAAAAGGGTTGGGGGTCAGAGCTAATATGGGCAACCAACGACAAATATTGTGGTAAGTTTTTACATTTTAACGAGGGTGCTAAGTTTTCTATGCACTTTCATAGAGAGAAAGATGAGACTTGGTATGTCCTTAAGGGAAAATTTAAAGTTATCTACATTGATACAAAAGATGCAAGCACTCATGAAAAGACTCTTACAGCTGGTGATACGTGGCGTAACGAGCCTTTGGTCCCGCATCAAATCATTTGTGAAAAGGAAGGCACAGTAATAGAAGTATCTACCCCTGATTCGGTAGAAGATAACTATCGTGTAGGTCGGGGAGATAGCCAGAAATGAAAATACTAGTTACTGGCAGCAATGGGTTTATTGGCAAGAACATGGTCAATGCCTTGTCTCCACATCACGAAGTGGTTAAAAACGAATGGGGTATGGCGTTCCCTAAAGTAAAAGGGTTGGATTGGGTAATACACTTAGGAGCTATTAGCTCTACTACTGAAACAAATATTAGTCGTATATACAGACAGAATATAGAGTTTAGTATTAAGTTGTACGAGGAATGTATCAAACATAACGTAAAGTTTCAGTTTGCTTCTAGTGCCTCAGTATATGGATTGAAGTCAGACTTTAAAGAAACATCTCCCCTTGATCCTCAGAACCACTATGCACGTAGTAAGGCACTGTTTGAAAAATACGTAGAGTTTAGAAATGCTCCTATTACTACACACATATTTAGATACTTCAACGTACACGGTCCCCAAGAGGAACACAAAGGAAACCAAGCAAGCCCACAGACAAAGTTTATGGAGCAAGCTAAAACAACGGGTAAGATCAAACTATTTAAAGGGTCAGAAAAGTTTGTAAGAGATTTTATCCATGTTGGTAAAGTTGTAATGGACCACCAAAAGTTTTTTGAGATAGAAGAATCAGGTGTATGGAACTTTGGAACAGGAACTACACAAAGCTTTTATGATGTAGCTTTAGATGTTTCTAACAAGACTGGTGCTTCTATCGAGTTTATTGATTTTCCAGATAATCTAAAAGGTAATTACCAAGAGTTTACTAAAGCAGATACAGCAAAGTTTAGAGAAACTCTTTCAATTTAAGGTGCTTATGCTATGGCAGGTGAATTAACAATCGAACAGAACGCAGACGGTACAGCTACCATTAATTTTGAAGATGGTGGTCAACATACTGTCGGCAAACCTGGGGATGATCTAGAGTATAATGTAGCAGCTCTAAAGAGTGCCTACGGTGATCGTATTGGTGCAGTTACAACTGTTGATAAAACTTATTATGATCAAACTGGAGACACTGCTGATACTAGCACTAACACTGGTACTGACACTGGTACTTGGTCAATGCCAGAAGAAAGAACCTATAAGGCTACTGTAGATGGTGTTGGTATTCCTACTTGGGTTAATGATGCCTACATAAGTTCTTATGTAAATTCTGTAAAAGCAGGTAAGCCTCGTAAGCCTAACATGCGTGAGATGATGGAGGCTCTTGCAGGTGAAAGTGTTGAGTCTTTATACGAAAAAAATGTTGATTACTGGCAACCAATATCAACTAAAGCTAGTGATCTTCTGTATGGAGTAGTAGGTTCTACCGAAGAAACTCGTAACTGGGATGTTATTATGGAGGCTGCAAAGACTCCAGGGGGTAACGTAATTGACCCAGGAAGACTTGAAGCTGCTGCGTCCATAGCTACAGAACAAATGAATGGTGGTTATGATATACAGTACGAACAGGT